ATAAAACGGAGTGATTTTATTATGGGTACTCATTACAAACACCTTACATTTACAGACCGCTTAAAAATTGAGGCTTGGCAGAAAGTCGGCATAAAACCCGAACAAATGGCGGAGGAGCTCGGCGTACATACAAGCACTATATATAGAGAATTAAAACGCGGCGAATACACCCACCTAAACACCGATTTAACCGAGGATAAACGCTATAGCCCCGATATTGCCGAGAAAAAATACCGCGATAACCTCAAAGCAAAGGGAGCGGGACTTAAAATAGGTAATGACCGTGAGTACGCCGCCTATCTTGAATATAAAGTATCGGCAGAAAAATACGCCCCTGGAGCTATTCTCGGAGAGATAAAGCGCAAGGGCATAAAGTTTAAGACTACTATTTCAAAAACCACCTTTTACCGCTATATTGACGACGGTGTATTTTTAACTATCACAAATAAGGACTTGCCCGTAAAACGCAACAAGGATAAACAGAAATACGACAGAGTAAAGCCGAACAGAGCGCCAGCGGGTAAGAGCATTGAAAAACGCCCCGAGGAAATCGCGGAGCGTAGCTCTTTCGGACATTGGGAAATGGATTGTGTAGTAGGCAAAAAAGGCACAAAGAAAACTTTTCTCGTTCTTACAGAGCGTTACAGCCGTTACGAAATTATCCGCATAATGAAAGACCACACCTCCGCAAGTGTTATAAAAGCTCTTAACGGCATTGAACGCTCATACGGAGCGGACTTCAAAAAAATCTTTCAAAGTATCACTATAGACAACGGCTCCGAGTTTTCCGATTATGAGGGACTCGAGCAAAGTTGCCGCAACAAGGACTTCCGCACAAAGGTTTACTATTGTCACCCCTACAGCTCATTTGAGCGCGGCTCAAATGAAAATCAAAATAAAATGATACGCCGCCACTACCCGAAAGGCGTTAGCCTTGATAAGGTTACACCCGCCGACACCCGCAAGCTTGAAAAATGGATTAACAATTATCCGAGAGGAATTTTTGACTATTACAGCTCCGCAGACATTTACGAGGCTTGTATAAACACGCTTTTATCAGCCTAAATTAGAATATTTTAAAATTTTTTGCACTTTTTCGCATTTACCCCTTGACTTTTCATTTAAAAAGTTTTACAATAAGTGCGAAAGGTTTTTAAGACCTAACGCACTTATTTTTTATGGCTTTTGCTTATAACGAGGATAGAGCAACGCAGAGGTGCGACTCGAGCGCGTTATGAGATTTTAGCATAAGGGAATAAGAAAGCGGAGGGCGCGCCCTCCGCTTTCTTGCTCTCACCTACAGAGAAAAGAAAGGAGTATAGCGCGTATGACTTGCCGATACCTCACCTATGAGGACAGAAAGAGCATAGAGTCTCTTTATTCAGCAGGCGCAAGCCTCGCCGACATTGCCTCCGAGCTCGGAGTACACCTCGCCACTATTTATAGAGAAATGACGCGAGGCGGAACGGGTGAGCTTGACGGTAACGGGCGCAACGGCTATAGCGCCGAGCTTGCACAAAAGACCGTACAGAACAGTATAAAACACCGAGGACACCGAAAGCCCATTATTACGCAATGAATTATTAATAAAACGGAGTGATTTTATTATGGAAAATGTTTTAGAAAAAATGGAGCGCATAGACGGTAAAAGAAAAATAGCCGATTTTATTGTTAAACAAAAGCAAGATTATAGCTTTAAGGTAAAGTATGCAACAATACGCGCACGCGAATTTGTGCGCGAGTGCGATAAAAGAGACCTTAACTATCACGTTTCGGTTGGCGGACTCGATAGTATTACTCTATTTTTATTTCTTAAATCAATCGGAATAAACGCGTCAGGTATCAGCGTTTCATACCTTGAGGACATCAGCATACAGCAAATACATAAGCAGCTCGGCATTGAGCGTCTGATGTCGGCGCTCAAGCCAGACGGTACAAGGTGGAATAAGTCACAAATTATACAAGAGTTTGGTTTTCCCGTCCTTTCAAAAGAATTAGCAGCAAAAATTGAAACTCTCGCAAATCCCACCGAGAAAAATAAAACAGTAAGACACGCTATAATAACGGGCGAGACTGGAGCTTATGGCGGTTATCAAAAAAACAGCCGTATGAAGATGTCTCAAAAATGGCTTGAAAAATTCGGAGGTTATGCAAACGACGAAGAGGGTACAAATTATCAAGTACCTAATTTTAAGGTCTCCTCTAAATGCTGCTATTACCTAAAAGAAAAGCCTTGTGATGATTGGGCTAAAGAACATAACAGCGCTCCATTTCTCGGGCTTATGGCTTCAGAGGGAGGGCGTCGCGCAAAATCCTTAATGATTAATGGTTGTAATTATTTTGGCAAATCAACTATACGCTCAGCGCCTTTTGCTATTTTTTCGAGACAAGACCTTTTACAACTCGCTCTTGATTTAGAGGTGCCTATTCCTAAAATATACGGAACGATAGAACGAGACGAAAATGGTATTTTAAGAACAACGGGCGCACAAAGGACAGGCTGCTCAATGTGCGGTTTTGGTATTCAACTTGAAAAGCGACCTCACCGTTTCGACCAGTTAAAAGAAAGAAATCCGAAAGAATGGGAGTATTGGATGTTCAAATGTTGTACGGACGAGCAGACAGGAGAAGAATACGGTTGGGCGCGTGTGCTTGATTATATCGGAATTGGTTATTAAGGAGGCGGCATTATGTATATAAAAAGGAGGCGGCAAAATGATTACGGATAAAGAATTAGAGAAAGTCGCGGAAATAATTTTTGATGTAATGGGCGGCTGCTCCGATTGCGATATGTGCCCTTGCTCTTTCGTGATTGGGGATAATCAAGGCTGTATGCGAGAGCCTGGCGAGGATTGCTTGCAAACAATAAAACGAAATGTAAAGGAGGCGTTGGAGAATGTGTAAGGCTGTTAAGTGCCCGCAATGCGGACACGAATTTACACCCGAGCGGGCAACGGTTAAGACGGGTGCTTGGACGCCCGAGGAGGACAAGCAATTACTACACGGCTACCAAAAAGAGCGTAAGCTCATATCGGAAATAGCCGAGGAGCTTAACCGCTCCCAGGACGCAACCCGCAACCGTCTATATTTGCTCCGTGGCGGAGGTAAGCCTAAAGGCGTGACCGCAAGCGTGCAGCTCTCGGCGAAAGAATTTGACGAAATGAGAGCGGCTCGCACCGAGGTTAAGAACGCCCGAAAGGTTGCAGAGCGGGCGAAAGCCACCGAGCGCGAGCTCTCCGCCTTTTACGCCCTGGGTAAACAGTTACTCAACGCAAGGCAAAACAAGCGCGCTATAGCCCCGCTCTTTGCGGAACTACAAAAGCTCGTAGACAAAAAAGAAATTGGGAGATAATTATGAAATTTATTGTTAAAACAAATGTCACACTTAAGCAAGATAGGATTAAAGAACTCGCCGAGGAACTCGAGGCAATGTTGAAAAATGGCGTTGTAGTGCTCGACAATAAGTTTGAGTACCCGCCTATAATTATTGACGACGGAGAGCCGAGCGTAAGTTTAGTTATGAAAACAAGAATTAAGAAACCGTCCGCGGGCGAGCATTTCTTTTATAACGGTATTGAGTTTGTAGCCCTCGGCGAGGAGCAGGGCGGCATACTTGCGGTTGTAGCCGAGCGCCTCGAGGACAAAATGTCATACGACGAGGACGGCTGCAACGATTGGCGCAAATCCTCTCTCCGTAAATACCTTAACGAGGAGTTTGTAAAGAATTTCGATAAAGGCGACCTCCTCCCGTTTGTTTCCGACCTTACCTCCGACAACGGTATGACGGACTATGGCACCTCCGAGGACTTTATCGCGTTGCTTTCGGACAACCTTTACCGCAAGTACCGTAAGTATATGCCGCAATATGATACCTGGGTATGGACTATTACACCCTGGAGCTGCCTCCCTGGGCACGCGAGCATCGAGCGCAATGTGTACACCTCGGGAGCGCTGCACAACGGCACTGCGGGCCACGCTAGCGGAGTCGCCCCCGCTTGTATTTTCAATCCCTCAATCTTTGAATAATCCGCGCCGATAGGCGCAAAGAGACAAGTTTATGGTAAGACACATTTTAACCTATGCGAGCGGCGGTAACGACAAAACCGCCGTCGCAATTACAAAAATAAGCGACTCGGGCACCGACATTATAAAAGAGATTATTTATACGGGCACCAACGAGGGCGCGGTTATCCTTGAAGACTTAACAGAGTGCTCATTACCTTTTGAGGAACTTAAAGAGCTAAAAATACTCCGCGCCACCAGAAATCAACGCAACAAGCGAACAATACGAAAGATAAAGCGAGCCCTGGGATTAACCCCCAGCGGTTGGCTAAAGGATTTTATATTTTATGTCAAGCACCACATTAAGTGATTAGCGGCTACAGATAGGAGGTAATGTTATGGACAATATACATATTGATAAAGATGGAAATATAACTTTTCCAATTCCTGGCAATATGAAAATTACCGTAGAAATGACAGAGGGACTATTTGAGGAGTTTTTGCAATTCCGAAAAATCAAAGACGAATACGACAGCCGAACCTCAAGAGAAATTGAGTGCTTGCGCCGCCGTATGAACAATTTAGCCTCGGCTGTAATTAAATCGGCAGAGGGTGAAACGCCCAAAGAGAAAAAAGAGGCTAAAGAGGACGCGCTCGAGCTTGCTAATGATTGGTTTTGTTAGGAGGTCACAATATGCAAGAAACAGAGCGTATTACGCCCGAGGAAATATTAGAAACGCTTTTTAGAGTGAAAAGGCTTTACAGATTTTTTAAAAACAGTAAAACGCCGATTTACTTAATAGCAAGAAAAAACGAAAAATCGCAACTTTTATATAGGTTTATAAGAGAATACGGTACAATCATCACGGCATACGAAAGAGCCGAGCGAAAGGTAGCGAAAAAGTGCGGTTATTTACCTAAATCCGCAATAGAGAGGATTTTTACCAAAATAAAAAATAAAGCTCACGAGCTCCGTTTGAGATTTCGCCTTAATAAAAAATCTAAAAACGATTGTTACCATTCTTGCCTACGGTGCAAATATTTTAATTCTTGTCGTTCGGAGGCGGAAGCAGACTATGACAAATGAAGAATTAAAGGCGGCGTTATTCAGCGGGTGCCCCGTAGCAGCCGATTTGCCGCTACACGGAAGAATTGAATGTAAATGCGTTTCAGCTATTATTTACCGCAACAAAGGCGGCAAGCTTGATGTTTCAGCCGAGCTACTCGACAAAAACAACAACGGCGTTTTAATAGTTGAACCCGCATTAGTTAAGGAGGTCAACTTATGAAAATAAAACAGATTGAGTCCATATTAAAGGCAGAAAAAACAATTATTGTTATTGAAAACGAGGCTTGTCAATGGCTCGGCAACGGCTCGGTATTTTACCCCGTTTACAATTTACCAAAGCTTACAAAGGAAAATATTTTTACTATATTTGATATTCCCGAAGAAAAGCGGGACAAGTTTTATTTCGAGGAAAGACCGTTACCGCAAGGAATAAGCTTTGACGACACCGACGAGGGAGAGGAAATGCTCAAAAGAGGCTCTATTGCTATTTACGCAAACGGCAGAGCGCTTGAGCCGCTTAAAACCTCATTAGGAATTTCTTTTATTAACGAACGGTACTTAAAACCGTTTGCGGACGCTGACGGAGGCTATGACCTTTACGAAAGAATAGACAGCAAAGGAAATATTTATATTGCCGTAAAATGCGGTTTTATTCTACTCGGTATTATTTCGCCGTATGACCTTGTAAGCGAGAAGTTTGTAAGCACCTTACAAGAGCTTACCGAGCTATCAAAAGTCGCCTTGCTTAATAAAGAAGAAAAGCTATCCGATTGTGATGATAGCCAAATGAAACTCGGTGAGGGGGACGCGCAGAAATGAGCAACGCAGTAATTATCACTCTTATTATATGTGGTACGCTTATAACATTAAGCATTATAAATAGGAAAAAGTAAAGGAGGGTTTTATATGGCTACACAAAAGCCGAATAAGCATAAAAAACAAGCAAACAGAAAACTCGCATACTTTATTGTTACCTTATTATTAATAGGTGCAATGATTGGCGGGACAATAGTAGGAGTCGCTTGTACCGTTTCGGCAAATGCAGAAAAAACAACAAGCAAACCTTACGGCACAAGGGACGGAAATACAATACAGGGCGAGCCGCCCTATGAATATTTAATTAATGATGATTTTTCGCCGCTTGATTGCAGCTTGTCGGAAGAATTGCAAGAGTATACATATTATTTATGTAAGGCGTACTATATAGACTTTAATTTTGCAATGGCTCTTATGTATACGGAGTCCTCTTTCAAAGAGGGAATTATCAGCGCTACGGGCGATTACGGTTTAATGCAGATTAACGAGCGCAATCATTCGGAGCTATCCTCTGCCCTGGGCATTAACAACTTTAACGAGCCGCACCAAAACATACGCGCAGGGCTTTATATCCTCCGCCGCCTATTTGAAAAGTACGACGACGCGGCAAGGGTATGTATGGCTTACAATATGGGCGAATACGGAGCCTCTGTACTTTGGGAGCAGGGTATATATGAAACCTCATACTCAAATAAGGTGCTTGCAAAGGCGGAGGAATACGCCGCACAGTTAGGAGCCGCCGCTAATGAATAACAAAATAATGCTATCTATTCACCACGAACACTCCGAGCTTATTTACAGCGGAAAGAAAACGCTTGAAATAAGAAAAAACGCCCCACGGCGCAAAAGTTGGGGCGGAGGCATATATGACACTATATTTTTATATGAAACAAAACAGCCCTACCGCGGTACAGACGGATTATTATACCCTGGCGAGGGAGCGGTTACTGGCTTTTTTCTATGTAAAGCTTATGAGGCGACAAATGCTTTCACCTCACACGATTTCTATAAAAAAGAAGAAATACGCAACAGCTTTATTTTGCAGTCGTGCCTTACGGAGGACAAGCTCGAAAAATACGCACAGGACTCTACTATATACGGTTGGAAAGTAAACACGCCTATACGCTTTCCTCACCCTATACCGCTCTCGGATTTCGGATTAACAAGAGCTCCGCAGAGTTGGCAGTATTTAAAGTAAAAGAAAAGCGGTTATCATTCGGGCGGAATGATAACCGCAAGCAGCCGCCTTTGTGCCGCTAAATCTTTGTAATTATTATAGCACAAAGGCAACGAATAGTCAATAGAGAGATACAGAGCTTGAGGCTCAATTTCGGGCTTGTAATGGATAATAACTTAACGACCAAAAGACGGTACAAGCCAGGACAGAGGCAGAGGTTACCCTCACCTATTCCCGTTATTAATTCTCTGTGTGTGAATGGAGAGAGTCGGAGAGGTAGGAGGGTACATAGGGAGGGAGGAGAGGTGACTCTCTCTTTAAGGCGGGCTTGCCCGCCGCTCTCTGGCTCTCCTCCCTCCCTATGACTGCAAGGCGTGTAAGCCCGTGGTTTATTTAGCATACGGAAATGAGGGCGGAACGAGTAACAGTTTGCCCGCTCCGTCCTCGTTTTTATTCCCTTATGGAAAACGAAAGCGTTAAACCTCGGGGCTTGGGGCAGAGCCCCAAATATGAAACGGAGGTAAAAATTAATGCGTTGCCTATATCGTGAGAAAAAATTTCAATGCGGCGAGTATTTAGAGGTCGATATATACCCCGTATTTCAAAAACAGCGGGGACGCGGCAAAAAGAGAAAGCCGACAAGCGAAGTACAAAAACGCTTAAATCAGCGCAATGCCGAGCGCAAGCTAATACGATTGCTTAATACGAATTTCACCAAACGCGACATACGCTTTGACCTTACATACGACAAAGACCATTTGCCCGCCTCGCCCGAGGACGCTCAACGGGAAATGCAGAATTTCATACGCAGGATAAAGCGGTACAGAAAAAAGAACGGTTTACCCGAGCTTAAGTATGTCGCAGTTACGGAGGTCGGAGAGCAGAGCGGGCGCGTTCATCACCATATCGTTATGAGCGGCGGCGTTGAAATTAACACCCTTGCCGAAATTTGGGGCAAGGGATATACAACCGCAAAGCCTCTACAGTTTGACGAGTTTGGGATTACGGGTATAGCTGTATATCTCGTTAAAGAGCCTATACTCGGCAAACGGTGGTGCGCCTCCCGAAATCTTTTAAAGCCTGACGAAACACAGCGGGACGGAGTAATACCGCAATACAAGGTTAAAGAGCTGCACAACAGCGAAAACGACAACCGAGAATATCTTGAAAATCTATACGAGGGGTATTCCCTGGCTGATTGTCACCCATTTTTTAACAGCATTAACGGCGGCTATTATATAACCGTCCGAATGTATAAAAAACCCGCTCCGAAACGGAGCAGAAAGCGAGGGTAAAAATGAAATTTAGAGAGGAGAAAAAGAGAATGTCGGTATATATTTTTCCCGTTGCCCTAATTTTGCTTGATGTGGGAGCGGCTATTATATGCGCCGTAAGCAAGGACTATAAGCGCGCCATTTATTGGCTTGCCGCGGCTGTGCTCAATGTAACAGTAACTTTTTAGGAGGCGACCTTATGAATTATTTTAAAGCGGCGGAGCAAATATTATCCTCCGTGCCTACGCTTAAAAAGGCGTTGGAAAATTTAGAACGCAGAAAAGCACAGCTTACCGAGAGTGGGACTCCGCAAGAGGTCGGAGCTATCGACTATTCAAAGCCTTTTACTAACTCTCACTATGTAAACGACACCCTAAACGAGCTTTTAGGGCTTTCCGAATGTACGAGAAATATATCCGAAACAAAGCGCGAGCTTGATTATATAGACAGCGTATTATCACAGCTTACCGAGGAAAACAAAAAAATTATTTCTTTGTGGTATATCGAAAAACGCTCAAAACAGGAGATTATGGAGGAGCTGTATATCGAGTCGCTGACAACGGTTTACAATTTGCGAAACAAAGCCGTTGCGGAGTTTGCTTTGCTCTATTTCGGTGCCTCTGCTCTGCCCTCTATTTGAAATTGAAAAAAGACTGTATAGAAACTCGTTTTTCCTCGTGTTAAACTGATACCGTGATAAGAGACGAAAGCGGGCGGCAGCAATGCGGCTCGTTTTTGCTTTATCGGGAGCGGATATAACACACAAAAGCGGAGAGGGCGGGACGCTGTTATATGCGGGATTTCGCACGAAAGTTTTATTTGAGCAAAGCCTGGAGAGATACACGGGATTATATATTCAAGCGCGATATGGGTTTATGCGTTCGTTGCGGAAAGCCTGGAGAAATAGTACACCACAAAATACATCTCACGCCGCAGAACATAGACAACCCGAGTATTACGCTATCCGAGGACAACCTCGAGCTATTATGCCGTGAATGTCACGCTATAGAGCACGAGGGACAGTCGCCGACAGCACCAGGACTTATGTTTGACAGCGAGGGAAATCTCGTAGAAAGAGAGGGCTACAATGAACAAAATATGTGAGGTTGTTATTTACACCGAAAGCGCGGCGTTGTCTTTTAACATAATTGCAACTACTGACGACTTTCAAGAGCGGCTCGCCTCGGCACTTGAGGAGGGTACTGTAGTGCTTGATACCGCAGAGGGCAGCAGACTTGTACTTAACGCTATCAATGTTGTTGCAATCGAGATACAAAAGTCGGCAGCTACAGAGAATTTAACGGCTAATACTCCCCCCGCCGAAAATATTTGAGGTTGTATTCTATGAACCGTCCGAGAGTCCCTTTTATAACCGCCCCTCGGGTGTATAACCCCCCTACCTAATGACAAAGAAAGGAGTTTTTGAGGTGGACAACACATTATATAGCCGACAGAAAAAAGAGCAGAGCAGAATTAAGAAAATTTATAAAAATTTGCCCAAAGAAAAGCTCGAAATCGCAAAAAAACTAATCGAAAGAGCCGCCTATATGCTTGTTTCTTTAGAGGATATGGAGGCAAAAATCAACAAGGACGGGCTTGTGGTCACTATGCCGCAGGGCAATTATGAAATAGAGCGGGCGCACCCGCTTTTACAGCCGTATAACGCTATGGTGAAAAACTATAACGCTACAATTAAGCAGCTCAATGATATTTCACCGAATACCGAAACCGAAAAAGCGGGTCAAGCCCTTATGATGTTTGCAACAAAGCCGAACAAGGCGGCTAAATAGGCTTGAATTGGGTTAAAGAATACTACCGCCGCATAGAGAGCGGCGAGATAGTCACGAGTAGGCGCGTTAAAGCTGTCTACTCTCGCCTTGTCGCTGAAATGGAGGCACCCGCGCCCGATTTCCCTTACTATTTCGACGAGGAAACGGGCGAGCGCCCTATACTTTTTATCGAAACTTTTTGCAAGCAATCACAAGGGACAATCGGCGCACCTCTTAAGCTCGAGCTGTTTCAAAAGGCATACATACAAGCTCTTTTCGGTTGGCTTGAAAAAGAAACAGATTACCGCCGTTTCCGCGAAACTATGCTTTTATGCGGGCGAAAAAACGGAAAGTCTACTCTGCTTTCGGGCATTGCGTTATATATGCTCATTGCAGATTATGAGGGCGCGGCGGAGATATACTCGGTAGCAACTAAAAAAGACCAGGCTAAAAAGGTGCTCACCGAGGCGGTTAATATGATAAAACAATCGCCCGAATTAAGGGCAGTTTTAAAAAAGCGCCGCAATGATATTTATTTCCCCGCTACCTCAAGTATTTTCGAGGCTTTAGCCTCCGACTCAAATACTCTCGACGGCTTGAACTCTCACGCCGTAATTATAGACGAGCTGCACGCTATACGAGACAGAAACCTATACGAGGTTATGAAACAGTCCACTTCATCACGCCGTCAACCTCTTGTCGTTATGATTACGACAGCGGGTACGGTGCGCGAGTGTATTTTCGACGATATGTACAAGCTTGCTTGCGAGCTTGCAGACGGTATTAAAAAGGACGACACCTTTTTACCGATACTCTACGAGCTCGACAGGCGCGACGAGTGGACTAATCCGCAAATGTGGATTAAAGCAAACCCAGGGCTTGGAGCTATCAAGCAATATAAAACCCTTGCCGCCTTTGTTGAGCGGGCTAAAAACAACCCCGCCGACCTCCCTGGCGTACTATGTAAGGATTTCAACATACTCGAAAACGAGAGCAATGTTTGGCTATCTCACGAGCAAATAAAAAATACCGCTACTTTTGATATGTCGGAAGTATACAACACCTACGCAATAGGCGGCTGCGACCTTTCGGCAACTACCGACCTTACAGCGGCTACTCTGCTAATACGAAAGCCAAACGATAAAACGGTTTATGTATTACAGCAATATTTCCTCCCGCGAGCTCGTATCAAACACCTTGAAGAAAAAAACACAAACGAGGCTCCCTACCGATTATGGGCGGAGCGGGGCTTACTCACAATATGCGAGGGCAACCGCGTTAATTTTTCTGATGTTACAGCCTGGTTTTGTCAAATGCGAGACGAGCATAAAATAGACGCTTTCAAAGTAGGCTACGACCGAGCATTAGCGGGATATTGGGTTGAGGAAATGAAAAGTAACGGCTTTACTATGGAGCCAGTTGCACAGGGTCCTTTTACCTGGAGTCAACCTATGCGGGAAATGGGAGCGGCTCTTGCCGACAAAATCGTTAATTATAACGATAATCCTATTTTGCGTTGGTGCCTTTCAAACACGGCTGTTAAAAAGAGCGGGTTAAATAATATTCAGCCCGTGAAGATTACGGATAAACGCCGAATTGACGGCGCTGTGTCGCTGCTTAACGCCTGGGTAATCTATGTAAAATACTACGACGACTTTATGTACAATGTGGGGTGATTAAATGCAAGAAAAAAGAGGACTTTTTCAAAAAATCTTTGGAAAAGCCCAAAACAATACGGGTGCGCATAATACTTACAAGCTACTTAATACCTGGCAAACGACATTTACACCCTTTTCGGGTAATGCTTATGATGTCAACACGGTGCGCGCCGCAGTTGATAGCTTTGCACGCAGAGCGGCAACGGTAAAACCGCGGCACATTCGCCGAGGAGAGGGAAAAATAACTGATGTAAACGACAAGTACAATCGCATTTTACAGTTTAAGCCTAACCCATATACCACGGCATACAAGTTTTATTATAGGCTTGCAACGCAATACAAGCTCTACAATAACGCTTTTGTTTACCCCGTATGGAACGAATACACGGGAAAGCTTGAGGCGCTTTACAATATCAACGCAAATTCTATTGAGCTTATCGAGTACCAGGGCGAGCTATATTGCCGTATGACCTTTGCAACTGGAAACCGTTATACTTGCCCGTATACGGATTTAATACATATCGGCTCACATTTCAACGAAAATGACATTTTCGGAGAAAATAACCGCCCCGTATTCCCCGTACTTGAAACCGCAAACACCTTTAATCAGTCAATGAGCAAGTTTGCGGAGCTTATCGCCGTTGTTAGAGGTATTTTGAAAATTCAAGCCTCCACCAAAAACGAGGATTTAAAAAGCCGACGCGACGAGTTTATACGCGATAACCTCAAAATGGAAAATAATGGAGCGGGAGTTATTGTCACCGACAACAAATACGATTATACACCCATTACGGACAAGCAAACGCCTATACCTACGGGACAGCTCACATATGTTAAGTCCGAAATATACGATTATTTCGGCACAAACGAAAATATAGTGCAGAATAAAGAAACACCCGAGCAAGCCTCCGCTTACTACAGCGGAGAAATCAAGCCGTTTTATGAGCAATGCACCCAGGCGTTTACAAATGGCATATTTTCGGGCAAAGAGCCCTCATACGGCAACGAAATTATTTTTGAGGGTAACAGTCTACAAAATGAAAAACTTTCGGACAAGACCGCTACGCTTAAATTTCTTGCTGATATTGGAGCTATCACTATTGACGGCGTATTACTCGCTTATAATATGGCACCTCTCGGAGGCGAGGAGGGCTCTCGACGCGTACAGACTCTCAATATGGTTAATGCTGCAAAGGCAGATGAGTACCAATTAGGCGAAAAGCCAAAAGAACCTACACCCGCAGAGGGTGAAACAAATACAGAGGGTACCGCACAGACAGCGGCACCCCAAAACAGCGAAAAAGAAACCGAGGAGAATTAAAAATGCCGAGAAAACCTAATAGAGAATACAGAAATTTCAGTCAAATGCTTGCACCCGATAAATCGGAGTCCGAGAGCGGCTCCGAATATATCGTACAAGGGCGCGCGGTTGTATTTGATACGCCTACTTGCCTTTATGAGTGCGACGGCGTTAAGTATTACGAGGTAATAGCTCGCGGGGCTTTTGATAATTGCGATATGAGTGATGTAATTTTCAATTACAATCACGGAGGAAAGGTTGTAGCCCGCCTCCGTAATAAGACCTTGCGGCTATTTATAAACGACAGCGGGTTAGATACAGAGGCTAACCTCGGAGGAACTGTAGAGGGACGCAATCTCTACGAGGAAATCAAAGGCGGCTACATTGATAAAATGAGTTTTTCGTTCACTATCGAGGAGTCGAGCTACAATGTCGATACTCATACAAGGACGATAACTAAAATTAAAAAGCTATATGATGTTTCGGCGGTGGATATTCCCGCATATAACGAAACCTCAATTTCCGCGCGAGGCTTTTTTGAGGAGGAGCACTCAAAAGAGTTTGCGGCTTTGGAGCAAGCCCGCCGCCGTAAGTTGCTTATAGCGAAAACTTTACTCTAAAAACAGAAAGGAAAATTTAAACTATGTTTACTAAAAGAATTGGCGAAATCAACGCCCGCAAAGCAGAGTTAAGAAAGATACTCGAAAGCGACGCAAACGCAAATTTGGACGAAATCGAAAAGGAGCTCCGCGACCTTGATACCGAAATGCAGGGACTCGAGCGCAGAAAGGCTATAGCAAGCGGAATTAACACGGGCTCTATTGAGGGCTTGCCTGTCAACAACCCTGTAGCAAGCCGCGGGAGCAAGGAGCCGACCTTTACAAAGGAAAATGTACTCTCCTCTCCCGAATACCGTACCGCTTGGGCAAAAACCCTTATGCAGCGCAAGCTCTCCGAGGTAGAAAAGAGAGCCCTTGAAACCGCAATGACTACAACCGCTACCGAATTTGTAGCGGCTACCGCTGAAACCGACGGTATCAACAACGGCGGGCTATTTATTCCTACCGACATTAACACCGCCCTTATGGAGGCTATCAGCCTTGTTTCTCCTATTTTCCGCGACGCTGCACGCACCGCTATTCCTGGCTTGCTCAAATTCCCATACAAGAAAACAGCAAGCGGTGCAAAGAACAAAAAGGAAACCGAGCAGACGGCGGACGGCTCTATTGAATGGGCAGAACTCACCCTCGGCTTGTCCGAAATTTCCGAAACTATCCGCGTCTCCTGGAAGCTTGAGGCTATGGCAGTTGAGGAATTTATTTCCTACATTACCGCCGAGCTTATTGAGCAGGTACAGGACAAGGCTGTTACCGAGCTTATCTACGGCAGCGGCTCCGAGCAGCTCAAAGGTGCAACCGTTGACGCTATCAAGCACGAGTATACGGGTACTGCTCTCGACGGTATCGGCGAGACACTCGAAAAACTCGGCAAAAAGCAGAAAATCGGTGCAAAAATCTATGTTGCACAGTCCATTGTTGAGGAAATTTCCTTTACAAAGGACAACAACGGCAACTACATATTTACGCCGATTAACGGCGTAGGGGTTAAGTCCGTTGCAACCTATCCCGTAGAGGTTGACCCGTATTTGAAAGACGGCGACTTTGTTATCGGCAATGTTAAGCGTTACTATCGTCTTAATGTTGTTGAGCCTATCAGCATTGCAAAGGACAGCTCGGGCAAGAAACGCGCTAACGACTACACCGCTTATACCATTATGGGCGGCGCTGCACAGCCTAACACCCTTGCATACGGCAAAAAGAAAGCCTCTGCATAATCGGGAGGTATGAGCTATGGCGGGTATTTCGGAGCAGTTTATTTATAGCGTCCGCCAGTACCTACGCATAAGTCATACGCATTTTGACGCAGAAATAACCGACCTAATAGGAGCAGCGAAAGCCGACCTCCTATTAGGCGGTATCAAAGCGGCAAAGGTTGAGGACGAGAGCGACGCTCTTATAAAGCGCGCTATTGTCTGTTATGTAAAAGCCGAATTTGGACTCGATAACGCAGACGCGGAAAAGTACCGCAACAGCTACGAAATGCTCAAGCGGCATTTGCAACTATCGGACGAGTACACAAAGGAGGCATAGGTATGTATTGGCGTGATATTGGCTTTTTGTGCGTAGAAACAGAAAAGCTCGATAAACTCCGTAAGCCGTATAAGAAGTACGAAAAACGCGAGGTTTTTTGTAATTCTAAAGGCGTAAAAAGAAACGAGTTTTACCAGGCGCAAGCCCAGGGCTACCGCCCCGAGCTTTGCGTAGAGATTAAAGAGCTCGACTATAACGGAGAGGGACACTTTGAATATAACGGCAAGATGTACCGAGTTATCCGTACATATCCCGTAAAAAACGAGTGCCTCGAGTTGATATGTCAAGCTCTTGTAGTTGAAAACAATTAAAGAGTGAGGAGGTTTACGCTCTATGAAAGTTAATACAGAGGCATTTATAACAGTCCTTACCGACCGAGTCAATGATATTTTGCCCGCAACATACGAGGAGGCACCTACAAAAGATGTCCCTAAACTTTATGCGGTAGTTAATGGCATTAATGTTATTGACCTTGAGAGCGGAGACCTCGCCTCTTTCTATATTGATATTTGGGCGGATGAAAAATCCGACGACGCAACGGTTAAGCTTGAGAGGGCGTGCGACGACCTCCGTAACGGACTTTGTAATTCCGTTATAGCCGCACCTGGCTTTTACGGACATATAGGCTTTGACAATCAAAACACCGTAGCCGACAGCGAGTTTGACATAGCGCACCGCCGCTTGTCTATGTCGGCAAGATTATTTTACTATTAACAGGAGGTAACGCAATGGTTACAAATCTCACACAGAAGCAAATAGAGGATATTCAATTTGACGAGTCGTTAATCTTCCTTGATTACGGCGAGGACACAGAGCGTTTCCTTGCTCCGACTCGCGGCGGCGGAGAATTTACCGTAACAATTACCGTCCGAGACATTGAATTTGACGGAAAGCACGGCAAGACGGCGGGTACACAGATTATAGAGGAGCAGGGAGCCTCTGTTAAGGTTACTACTCTATGTATGAGCCAGGAAAACCTCGCGCTTGCTATTCCGAGCTGTACTATAGAAAGCAACGAAGGTAAGACCATTAAAAACCCTAAAACGGGCGTAATTCCTTTGAGTGCATACCTCAAAAATATTACTATGTTTACAAGGCTTATCGGCGGAAAATACAAAAAAATCACAATTTACAACCCTATGCACGAGACGGGCTTAAATGTAAAAGCCGTACAGAAATCAGAGGGAGAGCTTGCGCTTGAAATGCTCGCACATTATCCGCACAGCGACCTTGACGGCGACTTATGGAAAATTGACGAAATTTCAAAATTCCCCGAAACCACAAAGGCAGTAACCGCAAGCGTAGAAACTGACGGTAAGGAGTCCGCTGACAACACCTAAAAATAATACCAGGATTTAAGGAGGAGCTAAACAATGCTTACTATAAAAACAATGCCTATGCTGCTTAAAATCGTAGCAAAGCTTGATATGAAACCCGTCGTTAATAGACTGAAAGATGTTGATATTTTCGACGAGCCAAAAGACGCGGAGGACGCAATCAGGGAGCTTTCAAAAGAAAAGGTCGGAACCCTTGCTTTTGAAATACTCGCAGAGCTTACACCGCAGCTCGGAAAAATCGCCGACGACCTCCCGCCCCTGATTGCGGCTTACTATGATATTTCCCTCGAGGAGGCGTACAAAAAGGACGCTGCCGAGGTAATTAACGACCTTATCAACGACGAGGGTATCGTAAGTTTTTTCAAGCGTGCTCTACACAAGAAAGTAGAGCAAAGAGCTTAACGCTTCTACATAAATATTACGATTGGCAACTTATAGAGAGTCTGCCTTTAACGGCTTTCGGCGAGCTACTTTCTTTCGCCCGCAAAGAGGAGAAACGCTCACAAAAAGCCGAAATTGAAAAGCGGCTTTTCCCCTTGTGGCTCGTTAATTATGCGGTATCAAAAATAGTACCAGGAATAGAGGTTATGGATTATACCGAATTTATAGCAAGCGTGCTTTCGGACAAGCCTACCCCTCAGCGCGAGGCAGAAAAGGAAAGAACAGCCGAGGACATTATGGCGGAGCTTATGCCGCTTGTTGAGGCTGATAAAAAGAAAGGAGGCTAACCTATGGCGAGCGTATTATCTCTTTTTGGTACGATATTTATTGACAACACCAAAGCAAACAAAAATATCGACGAAACAACCGAAAAGGCTGAAAAGAGCGGGTCAAAGGTTGGCTCCGCTTTTTCTACCATTGCAAAGGGAGCCGCGGCAGTCGGTACCGCAGTAGTAGCGGGAGCCGCCGCAGTAGGAGGAGCTGCCTATAAAATGGCAAAAGACACCGCCGCCTCCGCTGATGAAGTAGACAAAATGAGCCAAAAGCTCGGTATGTCGAGAGCGGCGTATCAAGAGTGGGACTATGTGTTATCGCAATCAGGCGTTGAAATAACAAGTATGTCAACGGGGCTTAAAACCCTAACAAATAAAATTGACGACGCTAAAAACGGCTCCTCCTCTGCAAGCGCTATGTTTTCAAAGCTCGGTATATCTATGTCCGACTTAAACAATATGAGCCGCGAGGAGGCTTTCGACGCTGTAATTAAGGGTATGCAAGGTATGACGGACTCTACGGAGCGAGCCGCACTTGCTAACGACCTTTTCGGGAAAAGCGGGCAAGAGCTAACAGCTTTATTTAATCAAACGGCGGAAAGCACCGAGGAGCTTAAAAACAAGGCGCACGAGCTCGGTATGGTTATGTCCGACGAAACTATAGACTCGGGCGTTAAGTTTACTGACACTATGGATACCATAAAACGCTCGCTCGGCGGGCTGATGAACAGTTTAGGTGGTACTGTACTGCCTATTGTTCAAAGCGTGCTTGAGCTTATTACAAGCAAGCTGCCCGCTATACAAGAGCTTTTCGGCAGATTATCGCCTATAATACAAGAGCTTTTCAACGGCATTTTACCGCCCTTGTTTAACCTGGTAGAAACGCTCTTACCCATTCTCTTTGATTTAATAGAGTCATTGCTACCAGTCATTGAGGATATTATTTCGGCGGTTTTACCCGTAATTGTAAACCTATTGCAACAGCTACTTCCGTTCCTGGTACAGCTCATTGAACAAGTTTTACCTATTGCGGTACAGCTTATTGAGGGGCTTATGCCTCTTATTACGGAGATACTTAATACTATTCTACCAGTAATTATTGAGCTGCTAAAAGCGATATTACCGCCCCTTATACAAATAATACAGGCAATACTCCCCGTCATAATTCAACTTATACAAACAGTAATGCCTTTGACGCTTAAAATCGTAGAGGCAATATTACCCGCTTTAATTAACCTCATAAATACGGTTATGCCCTTGTTAGTGCAAATAATAAACGCGGTTATGCCCGTGCTTATTGAGCTTATAGAAACGATTTTACCTCCTATCATTGAAATAATAGACCTTGTCTTACCTATCTTAACAGACTTATTAAATAAGCTTATGCCCATATTTACGAGTCTACTTGAGGCGGTACTGCCCGTAATAATCAGCTTGTTAGAGTTAATATCGCCAATTTTAAAGCCGATACTTGAGCTATTGTTTACACTTCTTGAGCCGTTGCTCAATCTATTAGACCTCATATTACCGCCACTTATAAGCCTTTTCACGGGGCTTATAAACAATTCTCTTAAGCCTCTTAAGCTCTACTTAGGAATTGTAGCTGATGTGCTTAGTACGGTATTTAAGGGCGCATTTGAGAGTATCGGAAAAGTAGTTACAAATATTAAAAATGTTTTTTCGGGCATTATCGAATTTGTAAAGAATGTTTTTACTGGAAATTGGCGCGGAGCCTGGGACTCGGTTGTTAAGATATTCGCTAATATATTTGAGGGTATAAAGAATTATTTTAAAATGCCTTTAAACTTCATTATTGACGGTCTTAATGTATTTATACGAGGACTCAATAAATTAAAAATTCCCGATTGGGTGCCTGGTATCGGAGGAAAAGGTATAAACATTAAAGAGTTTTCCCGCCTCCGTATCGGTATGGAGTATGTACCGTATGACGAGTACCCCGCCTTGCTCCACAAAGGAGAGCGAGTGCTGACCGCCTCCGAAAACAAGGATTATACGGCGGCAATAAGCAACAAGGACGGCGGGGACTCGGGACGGCAGCTCACTATAAAAGTTGAGCTCGGAGAAAAAGCTATTTATATTGAACACCTCGACGGCAGAAACGAGGACGACATAAACAGCTTTGTTGACCTCATATTAGAGCTTATTTTTGAAAAAATACGCAGAAAGGGAGTTGTATTCGGTTGATTAAAGGTTTTCCCTATTTGATATTCAAAGAAATTAGCTCCCTTGACCTTGGCTTGTATATCACCGCGAAAGGCTCATATAAGGGAGCCTCACGGGATATTACTTATACAAGCATACCAGGTCGGAGCGGCGACCTTATAACCGATAACGGGAGGTATAAAAATGTCCCTATACCGTACAAACTGGCATTGCTTAATACAACTGGGCGGGAGTTTTCGGAGCTCGCAGACCAAATAAAAGGTTGGCTGCTTTCCGAGTCGGGTTATTTCCGTCTATGGGACAGCTACGACTCTAAATATTTTCGTCTCGCCTCATACAGCGACGAGACGGACATAGAGCAAGAACTCCGCGACCTCGGCTCTCTTAGTATTTCCTTTAATTGTAAGCCGTACAGATATTCATTTGAGGGACAAAGCACCGTATTATTTACGGCGGCGGGCGACCTCTATAATGCGGAGTTTTATACCTCTATGCCTTATATTAAAATTACAGGCTCGGGAGCGGTAACTCTGTATATCAATAATGAGGCTTTTAGTTTTTCAAATATTGACGGTTATATAGAGCTTGACTCCGAGAAAATGAACGCTTACAAGGGTTTAAGCCCGCAAAACAACATAATGAAAAGCACAGCTTTTCCGAGCCTTCCGCCAGGTAAAAATTATATTTCCTGGACGGGAGCGGTTGAGAAAGTCGAAATAGTCCCGAGGTGGTGCCGTATATGATACCTACGCTTTACGCAAAGGCAGAGACAGACTTTACACATAACGGTATAGGATTTCTTGTTGACGCTGTTAAATGCACCGTGACAGAGGAGCGCAACGGGAGCTATGAGCTTTCCTTGCGCTACCCTATTACGGGTCGGTGGTACGACCAAATAACATACGGAGCAATAATAAAGGCAAAGGCTAACGAAACAAGCGAGCCGCAGTTATTCCGCATTTATAAGATAAGTAAACCTCTTGACGGAATTGTAACATATTCGGCGGAGCATATCAGCTACGACCTAAACGGAATACCGATTTTCAGCTTTTCCGTTAAAAATGTCACCCCGCAAACCGCAATTAATCAAGCGTTTAATAATGCAATACTTCCTTGTCCTTTTACCGTTTGGAGCGATATATCCACGCTTAACAGCTCCGAAATAAAAAAGCCTTGCTCCGTCCGCGCTATCCTTGGCGGACAGACAAGCTCGGTGCTTGATGTATGGGGAGGCGAGTATGAATTTGATAACTTTTCCGTAAAGCTCCACGCTCACCGAGGACAAAATAACGGGGTCACCATTGAATACGGAAAAAATTTAAAAGACCTTAAACAGGACGGCAATATTACAGACTGTTATACCCACCTATGCCCGTATGCCGTACATACGGAGCAAGACGACGACGGCAACTCACGGGAGGTTTATTTATATCTCTCCGAAAAGGTCTTAGCCTTACCAAACGCGGCGGCTATCGGACACAGCAAAGCGTATATAATGGACTTTTCCAACCGTTTCGCAGAGGGGGAGGAATTTACCGAGGCGGCGTTGCGGGCTAAAGCTACCGCATACGCAGCGGCAAGCGACCTCGGCATTCCAAAGGTTAATATTACCGTATCGTTTGTTCAGCTTTGGCAGACCGAGGAATATAAAAACATTGCACCTCTCGAACGGGTTAAAATGTGTGATACCGTTACGGTGCGATTTTCAAAGCTTGGAGTAACCGCTACAGCAAAGGTTATTAAAACTGTTTACGACTCTTTAGCGGAAAAATACGAAAGCGTAGAAATCGGCGACGCTAAAAGCTCGTTTGCAGATACCGTAAACAAGCAAACAACCGAAATAAGCAATATAGCGCAGTCTGTATTAACGGGACGGGCAAAAACAACCGAGGAAATCAAAAAGGCTATTTTAGTCGCTACAAACCTTATTACGGGTCAATCGGGCGGTTATGTAGTCCTAAACCCCGCAGAAAAGCCACAGGAAATACTCATACTTGACGCTCCTACAATCGAGGAGGCGGTTAAAGTTTGGCGTTGGAATAGCGGAGGCTTGGGCTACTCCTCAACGGGCTATAACGGAGAATACGCGCTCGCTATGACTATGGACGGAGCAATAAATGCCGATTTTATAAGAGTAGGCGAGCTTAACGGAAATATCATAAAGGCAAACACCATACAAGCCGACGCTATATCGGCAGAAACCTTTAGAATTATTTTCAATACCGTAAGCGATTATATTCTTTTTGAAAACGGCAAAATTAAAGCCATAGACAGCAACGATAAAGTGCGAGCCACTTTAGGTCAAGACGGGCTAAAAATATTTAAGGGCTCTATAGCGATTTACAAAGGTGATAACGAGTATTCTACACCCGCTTTAATGGTAGACGATAGCGGTAATATGGCTTTAGACGGATATTTAACCCGATATGGTAGCCCGATAACAATGTCGGTAGGCTACGACCAAAATTACTATCACGGCATTTTTTGTTATGCTAAATACGATTACTACAAGCGTAACGACGGCACCTATGCTCCTTTTATAGAACTTTGGTCGTCAACGGGCAATCCTAAAACAAGTATGTTAGTAGGCGTTACCAAATTGGGTTTTGCAGTTAAAGATACCGACCCCGACAGCCACTCTGTATATTCCCGTTTACACATCACGGCAAACGGCGGTGAATTATTGGGGCAATGGCAATTTGCACAAGAACAAAACTTTTCCTCTAATATCGGTGCAAATAGCTTTAAATTGTTTGACGGAGATACTCATATAGCGAGTTTTTACCACTCTACAAGTGACAACCCTTGCTTATTTTCAAATAACGGAAACCCACTTTTAATAGGTGTAAATGGAAATACTGCAATAACCGCACGCTCAAACGGAGGTACTCTTTGTGGTGCTTGGAATTTTACACAAGACCAATATTTCACATATTCAATATACGGTTGGAATATCGGTGTATATCGAAATGGTGTGTTAAAAAGCCAATTATACAATAGTGATAGCGGCGTTAACGCTTGGGCTTCAATGGACGGAAGTGACTTACGGTTAGTTATAAAATCTGGTGATAATTGGAACGCTCGATTAGCTGCTACTACAAAAGGAGGCGACCTATGGGGCGAATGGACAATATCAACCGATAGCGGCTATGTCTCTTTGGTTACTGATAAAACTGGTAACGGCGGCGGTCATTTATGGGGTACTTGGTATCTCGGTAGCTCTACCCCTATTTCGTCCGATAGAAGTAAAAAAAATAATATTGAAAATTTATCCAATAAATATAGTGCTCTTTTTGACGAACTACGACCCGTCCGTTATAAGTATAATGACGGTACGAGTGGACGCTATCACACGGGATTTATAGCTCAAGAAGTAGAAACAGCGTTGATAAAATCCGAAATTGATACATTAGAATTTGCAGGCTTGGTAAAAACCGACAAAAACGAATATTTCTTACGATACGAGGAATTTATAGCACTTGCTATAAATGAAATTCAGCATTTAAAAAAGAAAAATGTCGAGCTTGAGACCAAATTTAACTCGATAATTGAAAATAAGGAGCTTTAACAATGGAAACCGAAAAAGTAATCCCCTTGAGCGTTGCAATGGAAAATACTCGGGGCAGATTAAACCAGGCTTTTAATCAAATAATCGGCGAGAGTAAATTACCCGCCTATTTAATAGAGGGTATGCTCGCAGAAATACTTTCGGAAATACGAAACCGAAAAAATCTTGAACTTATTTCCGATATTAACGCTATGCAAAACAAAGAAAATACCGAGGAGGATTAAGCTATGGAGATACAGCATAAAATATCCCTTGATTTCGGCAGAAATACGCTGCCTATTACCGTATTTGCGAAACAATACGATAAAGAAAGCCGATATATAGTAATTGTACCGCTTAATTGCGGTCAAAGCTATGCTCTCGATAGCGGAATAACGGCACGCTTACAGCTTACTAAAGCAGACGGACACACGGTTATTAACGATTGCAGTATCACAGACAACGAAATCACGGCAGAGCTTACCGAGCAATGCCTGGTAACGGCGGGTATTGCTACCGCTGAAATCGGTCTATATAAGGGTACTGCCCTTTTAAGCTCGCAGACATTCTATATTGATGTAAAAAAATCGGCATACGACAGCGCGGCACCCGAAAGCTCCGACGAATATAACGCACTTACTGACGCACTCGGAAAAGTAAACACCTCACTTGAGGCTATAGAGGAGGCTACCTCCTCGGCAGAAATTGCAGCTCAAAACGCCGCCGACGCGGCGAGCGGTGCAAATACCGCAAAGACAGCCGCCAATAACGCCGCCTCCGCCGCTAATACAGCGGCGAACAGTGCAAATACCGCAAAGACAGCGGCGAACAATGCCGCCGCTGTTGCAAATGCGGCGGCAGAGAGCGCAAGCTCCGCCGCAACAGCCGCCAGTAATGCGGCAACGGCGGCAGAGGGAGCGGAAAAAGTAAATATCAGCGCAGAGCAAACGCCCACAGGCGCAGATATTACCGTAACAGACCGCACGGGAGCGGCTACAACGGTACATATTGACACGCTTACAGCGGTTAATACCTGGGAGGATATTAAAAACGCCGTCCGCCTCGGACTCGGAGAAAAACTCTTTCCCGTTGGTTACGAGTTTACCACCCTCGACGCTGATACTACGCAAAATATTATATGGGTTGTGAGGGCGCACAACCACCATACAGCGGCAAATAATAAGCTCACGCATACAATGACGCTTGAAACAAAGAACGTTTACAGCTTGTCGAGCGGGGCGCAAAAGGCGGTACAGTACGACGCGACCGAGGCTTTCTATTACGCAGAGCAGGAACTCGCGGCGGGTACCTATAATATCACGATTGCAAATCAAGCCTGGTATACCGCCGATAACGGCAAGACATTTCAGTTTACACTCGCTACCGCAGTACCCGTGGGCGGTCAGCTCGTATTTGATATGACCTATAACGCTACCCTCGAGGGCAAAAGCGTTAAAAGCTATGCAAATAAGACTACGACAACGGCACTTGAAACCGTTACTCTTACGGAGGGCTCCGAGGGTACAAGCCTCGGTACAACGAACGGGAGCAGCCCTAACGTAAACCATATGCACCGCGCTATTTTCGGCAGCAATAACTACGCTCAATCCGCCGTCCGTCAATGGCTTAATAGCGCCGCCGTAGCGGGCTCGGTGTGGACTCCTACTAACGTATTTGACCGTCCCGCGTCCTGGGCGACAAGCTATAACGGTTTTATGCACGGTTTGCCCGCTGACTTCCTGGCGGTTGTGCAGCCCGCCGTACTTGCTTGCCGTACAAATTCGCTCTTTGAGGTTGAAAGCCTCGACGGTACGGCTTTTGCTATCAATCAACTTTACAGCCTTAAAGTGGATAAGTTTTTCCTACTCTCCCGCCCCGAGATTTTCGGGGACTGGGACAGCGCAAGCTACAAAGACGGTACGCAGCTCGAATATTATAACGGATTGACGGCGACCGAGCGTATCAAACGCGACGCGGCGGGTACGGCGCGT